TACCAAGTCCGCCGTTTATGTGTACTACTGTGCCTTTCATAACGAGTTTATTTTCTGTAATATAGATTCAACATCTAATTCTGGATATTTTTCAAACATATTGTAAAGATGCAACGTGTATTCCGCTGCTGCCATTGGATTTTCCAGTAAGTATTTCTTGTGACCCCATAGATGGAAAAATTCTTTGTTTAGATTTTGTATGTTGGATCCCATACCATCCCGGCCCCAACTCGTTTCCATTTCTTCCGGTGAAGAAAGGTAGATGTCCTTAATGTAATATTCTGGAATGATACCCATATGCTTGAGATAAAGTCCAAGCAATCGCTGTTCTGCTGTTACCATTAAGACATTTGGTTTATAACCACCATAATACGTGTTGTTGCGCATGAATTTCAGTGCAATACTGGCGTAGTTGCGTCTTAATTCCTTCTGGGGCCAAATCACAAGTGCACAATTTAGCGGGTAGGTATCTCCATCGTGAGGTATTTCCATTTCCCAATGGTCCCAAAGGTTCGGATACACACTAACATCTGGGAATTCCCGGTGAAAGACTGTAACATTGCTACTATCGAAGTCGTAATCACCCACTATAAGCAGATCTGTGTCAATAAAAGCACAAACCTCATCTTCTACCTGTAATTGTGCTAAAAGTTTGCCAGCGGCAAAATAAATGGTCGGATCAATACCTTTAAGTATAGACTCATCGAACAATTCGTAATCATCGTAGATGCCCAGGATACCAATTTCCTTGTAGAAATCTGCTGTTTTTTTATCACAAATTAATTTAATGGGACCAAAAGAATGTGCCCACATCTTTGCTGATAGAATCTGTAACAGTATTTCCCAAGCGGTGTAATGTCTACGATTAACTGGTCCCGACCAATGTACGTGGTAACCAACCATTAAAGTGCCTGTTCGATTTTTTCTTTATAGAGTTTGTAGAAATTGGTTCTACCCATGCCCAACTCCTCGTAGATGGATTTCCAAGATGCCCCTGCTTTTCTCATTTCAATGCCTTTGTCCAGATTGTAATCTCCAGACATTGCCTTGGATATTTTTTCTTTGTGCTCCTCAGTAACCTCCATGCTTAACCCCGGTGTGCCCGCTCCGCCAGTGGTCATGTTGGTTAAGTAGTGTCCGCCTTCTTTCATTTTAGCAATCCAATACGCCTCGCGGTGTCCTGCTTGGATATGATCTTGAAAGTTGGAGACCTCTAGTTCTTGGATGAGTGGTCGTAAACCATTGTCATACATGTGACGAATCCATTCGTTTTTAACAGAGTTCGGTGAATGCTCTCTGCCTAATGCCTCAGTCATATGTCTGGCTAATCTGCGACTTAAAGGTTCTGTGGTCATGCCTACGTATCCAATCTCTTCTGTGTTTGGATTTTGTAGATAATAAAAGGTATAACGTGTTCTTGCCATGTCGATCGTTTTGCTATATGTATCTCACTTTATACAAAAAAAATTTATCCAGGTTTCGAAATTAAGTAATCGAAGTTGATATATAAAGATGGGTCCGGCGCATTCGTTACCATTTTTTGATCTTGATTTTTGCTAATTCTATAAACTCGCCGGACCTTTTTTTATGAAGTTTGTACAGAATCCCACACACATATTCGAATGTACAGTACCTCCACCTCCTGAGGAATTTACTTACCACAGACACCCAATCTACCCCTTGTGTTGTAATAATCTTGGGATCCTATTTTTGGATAACGATGATTGGGAAATCACATTTAGCACCAAAGGTACCGTAAACGTATCTAAGATGTACGACTACGATACCCCACAGGAAGAGTTCATGAAACTGTTCGATGCAACTAGAACTGTTGGTGATTCTAAGGCTATTAGCTTAGGACCGAAAGAAAGAATAGTGTACGAATGCTACACCAAGAGAATGGCCAATAATGAACATATAACCTATTTCAATCATAATCCCTGGGATCTACGACAAAATAACCTATTCACTACACATGAGGTTCCTTCGGCTTACCCATTTAGACACGAGTGGAAAAAGGATCGTTTGGCATTTTTGGATGCAAGTGCCAAAGAGATAAATAAGAGAATACTAAGAATTAACGACATAGGGTATAATCCATATACTTATTTGACTTTGATGCTTAGACTACCCAACATTGTTATCACACACTGGGAAAAACATAAAGAGAAATTTGGACTTCAACCAGGAATACTCGATCATTGGAGAAATATGTAAAAATGTTTGTCGGGATCCGGACCTGGTAGACGATCTTATACAAGAAGTTGCTTTTATTTGGTTGCAACTGGATCCGGTAAAGAAAACACGTATACACAATTCTAATTCCTATAGATGGTGGGTGGCAAGGGTAGTTAAACAGCAATGGTCTTCTTCGTCATCACCGTTCTATACCAAGTATCGCAAAAGGCAGCACCAAGAATATCAGCACTACCATTCCCCAGTAGACGAAGAGTATGATGTGACGCCTGATCTACAATGGGCACATCTCCAAGATCACGTCAGACAACTATTCCCATCCGAGTTCAACATTTTCCGTTCTTATTACAATCAAGGTTTAACCATGATGCAAATCACGGAAAAATACAATGTAGACAAGAACTTTGTATGGGCAACACTGAAAAGGGTCCGTGAAAGTTTGGAACGCAGAATTAACTGGGAGATTAACGGTTGGACACAAGCAGAAGTCTCCGAAATGATTGCCCCCTTTGTAGGCAAAAAGAGGTTAAAGGCAGAAGAGAGACAAATGGTGCTGGATGTAAACTACATAGTGCACAATCGCAAGTACAATAATATACACGACAGAGAAGTTGTGAACAAAGTGCTAGAGGTTTTGGTTTCGACTCTTGGACTTTGAAACATCTTTACACCTTGTTGATATTAATCATGTAAGCACAGATTTTTTGCTATCACAATAATCTCGACGTTTTCCATAAGTTGATCGCTTACGCTCTTTAGTCCCGGGTTCACTATCTTCCCCGGGACTTTTTTTTGTTTCAATTTTTTAATACGATAGAGGTCCATACATTAGCACCATGAAAAAAAATTATGGCATACGAAGAAATAGACCCTGGTGTATGGGGAATAAAAGACAAATACACTGAAACTAAGGATAGGACAAAATTTGTAAACCTTCATCTTAAAACAAAGAATCCTCTTTTTCAACTTACTCATTCCTTCTATCAACCTTGCGATAATATAAGAATGAGTCTGAATGACGAATATTTTGAGGGGAATGGGATGATATTTTATCATTATGCTCTGTTCTTGTCGAATTTGCAGAAAAATCCTATGTTCCCATATGAAATGAGACTTAATGCATTTTGGGGCCATACTTCTTTTTACGACGTAAATGATGAGTACAAATGGGAGGTGAATTATTCACCATCAATCAAGATCATAACTAAAGACATCGAAATAGAACTTACATTTTGGAAAAAATACGGATGTGTAGAGCTTTATAAAATAGTTTCTAATAATCGCAACAAAGGTTTAGCAGAAAAGGCATTATCTTTTTTAATTTATATGTGGCTTACTTTTAATATGTCCACTGGAAAAAATCTTAATCTTGTATTAAAGGTTATTCCCATGCATCCAAGTGTTTGTAGAAAGAGACTTGCTAGGTGGTATGGATCGTGGGGTTTTGTATTTCATCCTAGAGAATCAATTATGATGTTATTAGATTATGAAAAAATAATACAAAATAAAAAACCTTTACCAAAAGAGATGGTAGACTTTTTGCTCGCAGGACCTAACATAAATCCATAATATATAGATTGACCCATCGGGTTAGTAATTAAAGTTTATCACTAAAATTCCTTATACCTCTGAGTGTAAGGAATTTTTTTTTGTAAATGGGAAATTTTTAACTTTATAGGCGATATATAAACTCGATAACTTTAATAACTAACTATGAGAGATTACAAATTCTCTTACTTCTTTGATAAGATCAAGGGAGTAAAATGTACGATACCCACAAAAGAGGTATCACTCATCGACTTACATAATATGGTAAGTCAAAACGAATCCATTCGTAAGATCACTGAGCTTTACAGGGAAAACGGGGATAAGTCTTTTAAAGAGAAATTACCTTTCTTTACTCCTGCAGGTATTTTTGTGAAGAAGTCGGATGCCCAATTCTTGGAACACACATCGGAAACTTACAATTGGGTTATCCCGTTTGATATTGATAAGCAGGATAACACCCACATTAAAAATTGGGAAGATCTTTTTGTAAGCAAAATTGCTTCAGATCCACACGTGCTTATAGCTTTCATGTCACCCTCTGGTGGAATTAAAGGTTTGGTGTGTGGCCAAGAAGGTGATTGGACTTGGACTAAAGGAGCTAAGATTAGTCTACACTCCAAAGTAATGAAAGAGCAATTTTATCCGCAACTGGAAAAAAGCTGGGAAGTAAAATTAGATCCCGCTCAGGCAACACTTAGTCAGTCCATGTTTATTTCGCACGATCCCTATGTGCATTGCAATCCGGAGGCTAAACCACTCAAGCCACACGTGCCAATATCAGCCAAGATTATTATGGATAAAATCGAGGATACCCGGCTGACTGGAGATTTCTTTGCCTTAGATGATATGCTTAGATTACTCGAACACACCAGGGAAAATAAGTGGGAAAAGCTTTCGGGCATATTCTACTTTGTAGCAAGAGTTACAGCAGGTGGGGTTATTACTTCACCACCGGAAGAAATTAAATCCGCTTTATTGCAAGCTTTCAGAGCTAACCCCTACATCGAAGATTACCAGACAGGAGAATCTAAAATGCTTAGATCCTGGGAAAAGGGATTACAGGAACCTATTCCGATAGAGCAATTCTTAAGTAAGAAGAGCTTAAAAGAACTCTCTTACATGGTAAAGGGATTTTTCCAAGACATCGGACTGTCGAACTGGGTTCGAATCAAGGATGACTATTACAAGATAGAACAGGTCAAAGATAAGATAAGCGGGATTGTAGAAGATAAACTTACTTCATACAATCGTACTACATTCTTCGACGATCACGGAAAGGATTCACATCACAGAATTACAAAACTAAAAGATTTTTGTAATAGTCCCAATTATTTTGGAAAAGACAGATTTACAGATGGATATTATAACCTCTGGCCTACATTGCCTTACACACCGGCTCCAGGACTTGTGGATAATTCCCTGTACATGATTAGCCATATTTGCTCAGGGGACCAGAAGTTACAGGACATTTTATTGGACTATCTATATCTTGCCATGTTCAAACCAGAACAATTACTTCCTATCCTGGCCCTTGTCAGTAAGTCCCAAGGTACAGGTAAAACAACTTTTCTGGAATGGGTGGAAAAGATATTTGCGGGTAATGCGGTTATTATGGAATCCTCCAAATTTGAAGATCAATTCAATTTGTCATATGCTACCAAACATTTCATTATGATCGATGAGGGTGAATACCGAAACGATAAAAAGGGTATTGCCAATAAGATGAAGAAATGGGCAACCCAGAAAACTGTACTTGTTAATGAGAAGTTTATGAAATCTACGGTCGTTGACTATTATGGTAGGATCATTATTGCTTCTAACCAAGAAGATTCATTCATTAAAATCGAGGATGATGATGTAAGGTACTTCGTGCTTAAAGTGCCACAATTCGATGATAACAAAAAGTCCGCGACTTTCGTGCAGGATCTATTCGATGAAATACCGGGATTTGTCCATTACCTTAAAGAAAGGGGTTTGAAAAAAACTAAGTCAGGAGGGGAACGCTTTTGGTTTAGTCCAGAAGAATTAGAAACACCATGGTTGAGAAATATTAGAAAAAGAACTAAGGATGACCTAACATGGGAGATTATGGTTAAGACACGAGATTGGTTTACAGACCAGTCTAGTTCACAAAAACATTTACAGACTACCAAGACGAATTTGAAGAACTGGTTGGATGTAGGTTACAATGTTGGACTTAAATATTTGACCATTACCTTAGAGAAAATAGGAGCTGAAATGTACACACAACCATCAAGGGGTCTTGATGATCTATGCCCTGAAAAAGGTAGCACCACAGGAATGTGGATTAGACTATCCCGAGAGCAAGTGGAGGATTTCTTTAAAACCGAAAATGTTAACGAGGTTTTTAATAAAACCTTAACACCTCAAAAACTGCTCTAACAGGTACTTAAAGGACTATTACCATCTACTATTATATAATTAATTTATTATTATATAGTTATTATATAGAGTTATAGTAGGTAGATGGTATAGTCCTTTCACTCACTCACTTTAAATAGTATATGCTTCTGAAGGCCCAGAAAACAAAAACATAAACAAAGATGAAAGAAAGATTGATAGCATTCCTGATCGTGAAATCGGTCAACAACAAGAACATCCCTATGGATCTAACCCAATGGGCGCTAGAACTTAATTGCAACCCTATGGACTTACGTCTGTTAATTAACTACCTGCACAACAAGAAAGAACTCTTGTTTTTCGAGCAGGAGGGCGTGCAATACGTGAACTTATTTGCCCAATCAAGATAAAACCATAAGGAATCATATTTATTGTAAAGAACAACAAAACAATTATGCCATTCAAAAAGGGACAATCAGGGAACCCAAAGGGCCGCCCACCTGGGGTTGGCAACGCAACTTCAGAATCTATCAAAGCAACCTTTGCTGCTTTGCTCGCTGGGCACGAAGATAAACTACAAGACGCACTTCAAAAAGTCTATGACCGCTCACCAGCAGAGTTTTTAAAATACTGGATCGAGATCTCCACGAGGTTCGTACCCCAAGTCTCCCGCAAGGAGATCACAGGTAAGGACGGAGAAGACTTCAACCCAATTAACATTGTAATGCCACCTCGTAAGAATGACTAAAGAATTTAAGTTTCTCCCCGCTTTCGCAGACATTTTTTACGAGGATAAAACCTATTGGCTCTTAAGTGGGGGTAGGGCAAGCGGTAAGACAACCCAGGTTTCCGCTTATATGGTTATGCGATTAATGCAAGATGAGTATTGTCGTATAGTCATAGCTCGTTATACCCAAAGGGCTATAACGTCCTCGATCTACCGTGACATCGTAGACATAATTACAGACTGGGGGTTGACACCCTACTTAGAAATAAAGGGAGATGAGATAAGGAATAAGAAAAACGGCAACATGATCATTACCCACTCTATGAAATTACAAGAGGGCACGGTAAGTGCTAAGGGTAAGGGCCTAGCTAAAGTAACCCACTTGGTCATAGACGAGGCAACTGAATTACCATCCGAGGAAGAATACATTAAACTCATTGACTCCTTTCGTACTAAGGGTGTGGAAAGAAGGATCTTTTTGATCTTCAACCCAACTTCCAAGAACCATTGGATATTCCGTAGGTTCTACACACCAGATGGCAAACCCCATCCTAAATGGAAAGAGGACCATGGTTATATTCACACAACGTACCACGACAATATCAACAACTTGGATCCAAAGAAAATACAAGAATGGGAAAGGGCCTCTGCTGACGATCCCGAATACTATGCCCACCACATCTTAGGTAAGTGGTCAGACATCGGAGAAGGCCAAGTATACCGTAACTGGAAGTTCGATTGGGCACCAGATCCAGAATGCGAAACCATATATGGTATGGACTTTGGGTTTGCCTCAGATCCCTGTGCTGTTATCGAGGTACGCAAGAGAGGTAAACGACTTTGGATCCGAGAGTTGGTCTACGCTTCTGGGTTAACCAACTCTGACTTAGCCGACATCCTCGAGGATAAGGCTGTACCAAAGACAGCAACGATATACGCAGACTCGGCGGAGCCTAAGTCAATAGAGGAACTAAAACGACTAGGATACAGAAACATAAAGCCGGCAACTAAAGGACCAGATTCGATTAGGGCCGGTATCAATAAAGTCAGGGAGTTCGAGGTACACGTAGATCCAGAGTCTAAGAACCTCATCGAGGAATACCAGTTCTACTCCTACAAGGAAGGGACTGACAAACCACTGGACGATCACAACCACTTACTCGATGCACTCCGTTACGCACTAAGTAAACACAGATCGGGTCCTGTAATTGCAGTGCCCACCCAAAGAATGGATTGGAAAACTTATTAGCATGGAAACCCAATGGCCAGATAAATTCGATATTGTTATTGCTAACCCGCCTTACTCCAATAAGCTGGATCTTAAATTCTTGGATAAGGCTTTTGATGTTGCAAAGAAAGAGGTGGTTTTTGTTCACCCCTCTTCTTTCATTGTTGATCAAAAAAGATCCTTGGGAATTTACACTAAAACTTTAGATAAGGTTGGAAAATTCATTAAATCAATTAAGTTATTTAACGGTAACGGAATTTTCGATATAGGTCTTTATGTTCCTTGTTCAATAACACATCTCTCTAAAAAGTCTGAATCTCGTTATTTCCAATTTGAATACCCCCAATACAAACAGAATTTTAAGCTGGAAAATTCAAAAATCAACGAAGTAAGTGTTTTTGGGTACAATCAATCCTTTACCTCTATAAAAAATAAGATCAAAACATTTCTTAAAAATCAAGGGGCCAAAAATCTTGAGGACAATGGATTTGTGTTAGGTAGTGGCAAAGAGTCTCAAAGATTTTTGAGAAATCCAGATTCATTTTTCGTCGAGATGTCACATATTACTGCAGGGAATAATCGGGGTGAACATGTAAAATTTGACGATCCTATTCATAAAAATGATTTTTTCATCGCAATTTCGAAATATCAAACTATTGTAAAAAGAGGAGCGAACCCAAAATATAATATCTGGTTTGAATTTAGTTCTAACTCTGAAGCTACGAATTTTTTGAATTATCTTAAAACTGATTTTTTCAGAATTTGTTTATCCTTATCTAAAACCAACCAACACCTCGCAAGGGGTGAATTTAGAATGGTTCCTTGGTTAGATTTCACCCAAGAATGGACCGACGAGAAACTCTATGCTCACTTCAACATCACAGAGGAGGAACAAGCATTCATTAAAGAAGTAATTCCAAATTGGTATGACTAAGGAAGAAGAAAGACTAGAACAGGAGATAGAGGGTTACAACACATATAAGAAGAGGAAGGACAACGATGAGGTCTTTACCCCTCCACACCTCATAGAAGAGATGCTCGATAAACTCGACGAATCCGTCTGGTCTGATCCGACGAAAACGTGGTTGGATCCTTGTGCTGGCCTTGGCAACTTCTCTGTCCTTATTCTTAAAAGACTGATGGAAGGTTTAAAGAATTGGGAACCGGACGAAGAGACCCGTAAGAAACACATCCTGGAAAAGATGCTTTATCACGTGGAGATGAATCCAGAATCTGTCCAGAGGTTGCAAAGGGTACTCAACCCGGAAGGTAAGTACAAACTCAACATTAAGGTAATAAATTTTTTAAATCATGGGAAAAAGAAAAAAAGAACACAGAAAACGAGTAAGTGCAAGGAATGCACAGAAAGAGGCACAGAAGAAAGCAGTAATGAACCATCTTAAGGAACTTGGGATTACACCCATGGAGGCACTGAAGATGATGCACGAGGGAACACTAAAACCTAAAGACGATCAAGTGTTTGGACCTAAAGAAAGTCTTCTTCATAGTCCTCTTCATACGACTTCATTAACCCAAAGCGGGCCGGTAACGACTGGAGACGATTTGGTCGCCCCTCGCACAGCACATGTGACTCCTTATTCGCAGGCAGGGGAATCTGAGACCAAGAACCCTCAGGATAAACAATAATCAGGGTATCGAACCAGCGACCAGTGCGTGCCCGGATTTGCCAAGCAGTCCGTACCACCGAGGCAGGCAGGGGCAAGTATTTTGGTTCGCCCCACATTTGCCTTGCCCTTTCAAAGTCCTCCAACGAGATGGTTAGTTTCATTTTCTGAAACCTTCTTTAACTCCTTCTGCAAAACCCTCTTTATAAGGTTTCCAATACTTAGGACCGGCAAGGTAGCAAATCAATGCTACCAAGCCCGTTACTATTAGTTCTGCTATACCCATGATTAAAACTGGATTTTATTTAAGTCACTTTCAGGAATTAATCCTTCTGCTTTCCATTTGTACATAAGGTCTACGAAACCAGAGCATGCAAGATATCTTGCTAATGGATCCTCGATTCTTTGTCCCCATGCACCCTCTGAACATCTTTTTGCCCAACCGGCAGGACTAGCAATGATTTCATCTTTCCAATAATCTTCGAACTGACTAAGAAACCCATATGCCAAGTGATGTGCCCATTTGGTCAGGGTTTGCCAGTGGGTGTACTTATACTCCTTGTTTACAAAGTCGATGTCATCTTGATCCATAACATCGTAAGTACGACCATATTGTACTGCCCATTTATAGTCGTGTACGTGATCCCGTGTTAGGGGATATTTTTCGGTAATTAAATCTTTTGTGTCTTTCATGAGTTGATCTTTAATTATAGTGCTAATATACGGACCCCTAGCGACTAAAAAAAATGAAATCTAAAAAAGATACATAGCTATAACTACAAACACTTTATGCGATACAACTGGGAAAACATAAATGCTGAGCAATACAGCAGATTGATTACTCTGGGTGAAGAACCCACAGCAGAAGACCTGGTCTGGGCAATGACAGGCAAAACCAAGAACCAAATGACAGTCAAGGACGTCAAGTCCTTCTCCCTCGGAGACTTAACCCCGAGGTTAGACGCTATAACCTCTAAGACATTCACGGTTAACGGTACCACTTACGCAATGCAAGACATTACAGATTTGCCATTCGGTCTGTTTGTCGATCTTGCGAAAGAGGGCGAAGACCTAAAAGCAAACCTGTTATCCGTGATGTCTTACTTATACCGCCCAGTCATTAATGTGAGCAGATGGGATCGCATCAAACTTATGCTTATTATTTCCCTTGCCCCGAGGGTTAAGGGTAAATGGTTACTTAAAAAGTTACTCAGATTATTGCAGTCCATTAACTTCCAGATCGAAGACTATGATCCAGTCCGCTGTGATCTACGGATCAAGGATATGAAACAAGCACCAGCATCTGCAGCACACCACATTACGACTTTTTTTTTGACTTTATCGAAGGAATTACAAAAGACTACCCACAAATCTTTACTCCAAATGTTAACGAGTCTGAAGGAGGAGATGGAGAACGAGATTATATCGATAAAGGAGTAGCAAAAGCAGATCTGAGTGGTTGGGGTTGGTTTCCCATAGTTTGGAGACTTGCTGGGGAAACAAGTATTTATATAGATGACGTACTTAAGCAAAACCATCGCACAGTCTTAACCACGGTTGCTTATTTGATGGACAAAGCAAAGCAAGAACAATTAGAGGCGGAAAGACAAAAGATGCTCTATAGAAAATAAAAAGCAAATCATATTTACTCATATGCCAGTTACTACACAACTCCAGATCGTAGACCATATCAGGGACATTGCCAGTTCCCATAAGATGGTCTCTGATGTGAGATATGGATTCTTAACAGACTTGGATGATCTCCCAGATTTCGATCCACCTGTTGTTTACATCATCCCACAACCAGTTACCGTTCCCAGGGACGGTGTATTCCAGTTTCAGTTCAACCTTGTTTGCTTTGACCTGCTCCTGCCAGACAAGTCAAACTTCGATGACATCATCTCGGATTGCACCGGGATCCTAATCGACATTTACTCGAGGTTGCTATACTACAGTGACAACGGTTCGGGTTTTTGGGCATCCCAAGTAGGTACTGGTATAACCCCGTTCCAAGAAAGATTTAAAGATTACTCTGCTGGAGCAAGCATGACTATCAACATTCAGTCATTCCAAGAAAACTGTACAGACGGATTACCTTTTAACTAATGAAAGTAGTACTAACACCAGAAGAATTCAATTCCTTGTTAACTGTGGTAGCACAGGAGGAACTACGTAGATCTCCCATCAAGTCAAGAACGGGCAGACTACTGAATTCTGTTCAGGTGACAGCATCCGGTACTCCCGATGAACCTTTTTATACTATCAGTTTCGAACCCTATGGTCTGTTTTTAGACGAGGGTGTACAAGGCACACTGAGCGGTGTGTCAGGTCAAGGAGCACAGGGTATACAATACAAATTCTCTGGCAGATTCAAGATGATCGGCGGTAACCTGCCCTATGGAGCAAGGGTTAACATCCACAAGTTCGGTCTTAAACCAAGACCCTGGGTACAGAACGCAGCAGATGCAGTAGCACAAGCAGGAGCAATAGCATTTGAACAGGAGATCGCAGATGAAAGCACATTGGCAATCGTAGAATCCTTTAAAAAGAACCTACCACAGTCTGAAATAAAACTTAAACTTTAAAATGGCGTATACCATTACAGAACCAAGCAATCCGTATTTACCCTCAGACAATATCTTTTGGTTTGGGGCAGATTCAACCGATAAGAACGAGAGTTCGTTTACTTATCGCTACCGTCTACAGATTACTGGGGTAGACGACACATTCACCACAGGCACAACGGGTGCCGACATTGTAGGTACCTTCCGTGTACCCCCTAGACCAATTACAGGTGATGGATACTACTCACCAATGGCAATCGCCAAGAACTATGTTACCACACCTTACGAACTGAACTTCCCAGTAGCAGAAGGTGCAACCGCTGCGGGTCTTAAAAAGTTTAGATTGATCTACGGGCAAGAGTATGTAGACACTTCAACGGGTTTAACTGGGATGGACTCAGCAACTGGAGGCACTTATTACTTCTGGGACGCTGTAGTAAAGGACGAGGACTACCCAACCTACGATTACCAAGACTATATTTTACAACCTGGTATAACAGGCACAAATTTCTTAACTGACGGACCGGATGCAAGATGTCCATTGCCCTATGATCTCTTATACACGGTCATTGGTGCATCCGCAGGATTTGCCAGAACCATTTCAGACCTCATCACACCAAGTTCAGCACGATTCTTCCAGACCCCTAGCAACTTCACCAATTATTGGGATCAGATTACGGGGCAAGATACTGCAGGGGGAACTACTTGGGTAACACTTGGCGGTAGTGGTATCAAACCCGACCAAACCGCTGTAGGTACCGGCGAGTTTACAGAATATGTAACGACTTCACCAACTAAAATCGGACCTGTAAGCACAGGTGATAAGATTGAAATACAGTTGCAAACTATAACTGGATGGGCAGGTAGTAGCACAACCAATGAGATGTGGTTGGTAGGATATCGCACAGGAGATGTGGAGGCAATCCCAATCCGCCAGATGGACGAGTTTGAAAACACAGCAACCAATACCATTTTTTACGAAATTGGTTACCAAGGCACAGCATACTATGCCACCGATGATTACGAATGGATTGGATTTGCTTGGAAGAATGTAGGCGAGCCATCCCAACCCACCATATCCCAAGTAAACGTTTGGACTATAGACGGGGTTAATGCTTATTGGAACGTACTACCTGCAGGTGCAACCGCAGCAGCAACTTATCCAATCAATGCACTCTCATCTCAAACCAGATTTGCTTACCTCAACGTAGGTACAGAAGGTGTGGGTGTAACCGGGGATTATTCAGTTTATGTAACAGACGTATCTGGCAATCCACTAACAGAAACTATCACTTACTCAGATGACAATTGTACCAATTGTACCAACTGTGATAAAAAGCAATTGGTGTGGTTAAATCAGTCTGGAGGTTATGATGTATATGAGTTTAATTGCTTAACCGCAGCATCTTTCGACACGACAAGACAATTGGCAGAACGTACACTACCTATTGGATACACGAAAGGGCAAAGAGGAAGAATGAATCCAGCAAACACAGCAACTGTGTCTCGCAGGGTATCGACCCAATATGTCGGTAGGGCAGCAACAGACTGGTTGGAATCTTTAATGTTATCACCAAACGTCTACGAACTACAATCAGATGGTTCTGTTATCCCAGTACAAATAGAAACAAACTCTTTCAGTTCGTTTGTAACTCAGGACAAACTGAAAGTAACTGAATTTACATACACCCTTGGTTACACCAGAAAATCACAAATCCTGTAATGGTTGAATTACTACTTTCAAAGAAAACCAATGTTTACAATTACGGACTCAGCAGTTCCGGGCAAAGTTTTATTGGATCTCTTATCCGCGTGGATAACGAGGAAGGGTATACACTTGATCTCTACGAGAACGAAACCATTCCAATTACTTACGAGATTGCTGATGTGAAAGACCCTACGGTTAAGCGTTCACCTTTTAGCAAGAACTTCTTAATTCCAGGCACCAAGCGTAATCAACTCGCTATGGACTTTGCCTATATGATTACTTCAGAAAAGGCATTCCGTACTTATAATGGTGAGATTGTAAATGACAACGAATGGCAATTGCCATTGCAAGAGGCAGTAATATTAGTAGACGGACTTCTAGCGTTCACAGGAAAACTCGAATTAACTCGTGCAATTGTAGAACAGGGCGAGGTTAACTCTTTTGAGGTTAATTTCCTTGCTACACAGATTAACATATTTGACGAGTTAGAGAACAAAAACATGAGGGACCTCTCATTGCCTACGGACTTTATCAAGACGGGCAATGATGTACTAAACATCTTCAGATCAGAATCTTCTGATGACACGTTTACAGTCGATGGCAATACAAGACAAGGATTTACTCTTGCTTACCCAGATTGGGGTTTTGCCTCGGGTGCTACAGCAGCGGCAAGTGCATCCCCAGCAGGTTATTATGCAACCACTGGAACCAGCACGGTGTTTACTAAAACAGCAACACCACCATCAGACCCATCAGAAATTGGTTTACAACTTGGGTATAACTTTACCCAGTATGCTTATGTCAAGTACTTATTGGATCAGATCTTCGATGGTATAGACATAGACTATAGTTCTGACTTTTTCAACTCTGAGGCATTTAAGAGGTTGATCCTACTTGCTTATGATTCCAACCAATACCCATCCAACACTGGTATGAAGATTTTTGGTTCGAATCCAAGTACAACTTCTTACTATACAGATGCAATCATCTACGGTTCGGGTTTCCAACCCGATACCCAATTTAATGATTTAGAAAATTTCGGAGACACAGGTCAAGTACCCTCGGCATCCCCATTTAACGCCGATGAATCTTTGAAAGATCCGTTCCACACTTTCGATGTTGGTACACAAAGAATTATATTCCCCAGAACTGGAACTTACAAAATACAGGTCAAAGCAGTAGTCGATATCCGTTTTGGTTGGGACATGTACTACAATTTCCAGGGTAACTTATGTCCTGGTGGTACACCACAGAACAACGTATATGACTGGGCAAACTACCCACTGTTAGGTCCAAACTCTTCGCTGCAAATGGTTTGTGAAACCAGACCATTAACCTACACAAAAAGCATTGCAGGTGCCTCTATGACCAGCACCTCTCTCGCCACTCCTAACACTTACACCAAAGGTCCAGGTACACACTACCAATGGGAATCTTCCCACGATGTTTACACAGTACCTTTGGAATACATCGTGCAAGCACAAGCAGGGGATGTCTGGAAATTTAGAGTTCAAGCAGACCTTACACAATATAAAGCAGCACCTGTAGAAACAGGATGTTCGTCATTCCCAGTGGATCAACGCAAATACCAAGTTGCTGTAGATATGCTGGCAGTAGACATCAGCAACTTCTTCTTTAACTGGAACCAAACACTTCCAGACATTACCCAAAAAGATTTCTTGGTTGCACTAATTAAGCACTTTAACCTTTACTCTGAGGTTACCCCGAACTCGAGGTTAATTCGTATGGAACCAAGAGATTCATTCTACAACTCCGGATACCTGCAAGATTGGACACTGAAACTCGATATTTCTTCAGCAAGGGAAATCGAGAGATCAGACCCACCACTAGAGGTCTTTGCCAGAATGAAAAAAACAGACAACTGGCAAGACAAGATATCTCAAGAAACTACTTCGGATGAATTGGAGTACGGATCTTACAAAACATTCTTGGATAACGGTAAAGATGACACCCAAACCATTCAGTCAGACTTCGGTTCGCTAACACCAGATGCTATGGGCACATTTGAACTTGTTTCTTCACAAAGGCGAAGAGTACAGGCAAGGGAAAACATAGATGGCACTGATTATGTTTGGAATATACCAAACCCATCTCTCTGGTCTGGTTCTGGAGAGGGTGGTGAAATTGCAGGTGTGGGTGCAAGGCAACTCACAGAACAATCTGACATGTACCTTGCTTACAGAGCAGGATTTTTTAAACCATACGCATCGGATCTTACAGCAAGTCCTTTGTATGGACATTTCTATGCACCTGGTGCAACGGGTGTGACTGGTACCTTAACCTCAGCAACCGGGGGTTACATTGCAGATCACCTTTGGTCATTAAGCAGTGTAGGTGGTACTGGTTCCAATGCAGTCGATGTTAACTTCGGTGGTACCAAACTAAGTTACTGGTCAGATGGTGGTAATATCCCACCAGTGTTTGGTAATTACGATACCAACTACGAAAGATACTACGAAGGATTCTACAACAACCTGAATGACCAAAAAATACTAAAAGCAAAGGTAAGATTGGATGCCTCTGACATTGCAAGATTTAGTTTTAGAAACCCCGTGTTCGTTAGATTTCCAAACGGCGATGCTCAGTACTTTATTGTTAACAAGATCGACTACGACCCAACAAGTTTAGCACCAAGTACCGTAGAACTACTAACATTTAACAGAGAAACATTTAACTTCTCTTATTCTCAAGTTGGACCTGAAGGACCTGGACCTGATTATCCAACAGATATAGATGATCTATACCCACCAGATTATAAATTGCCACCAGATCAAGGTGTTGGTGAATTCCCAGGTGATATAGGTGCAGAATTACCTGCACCTTCACCTACACCTCCACCAGGACCTACGGGAGGAACAGGTATAGGAATAGTAATCGCAGCAGCATTTGAATACCCCCCTGACAATCAAGAAACTATTATGTCAGTTACCGCGGGAGGTACAGCAATTCAACCATTCCCAGGTTTTGGAATAACAGGCGGTACCAAAAGGATTAGAACCTTAACCCAAGCGGTTGGGGGAACAGCAGATTACATTTACGCTGGTGGTTATTTCACAGAAGTAAACGGTACATCACAACAAGGATTACTCAGATTCTTTGAAGATGGATCGCTAGATACCTCCTGGACAACTGGTATAGACAACACATCTCCTTTCACTCCGATTATTGTAGATTCAGATGCTGGACCTACAGGTTCGGTATACATTGTAGGTGGATTTGATCGCATTCAGGGTGGTTCAACAGGCGCTATCCAATCTATAGCACATCTAAATGCAGATGGCACAGTAAACACTTCATTTGATACTTGGGGTAAAGTACTTGCAACTGGACCTGGATCTAACCCATATTACTTGGAGACAATTGCTTATGACAGTACAAACTCTAAAGTGTATATTGGATCCCCATATGAAACACAATACGATGGCACTGGAGTTGGTCATGTGTTTAGACTAAACACTGACGGTTCGTTAGATGGTGCATTTGATACCATCGGTACATTCACGGATCCATCCGATGTTATTATTCGGAACATTCATTTTGGAGCAACAGGCATTTACGTTGCTGGTAGATTCAAGAACGCTGGTGGTGTAACTGGAGCGTCAAACGCTGCAAGACTTGCATATGATGGTACTGTAGATGCCTCTTTCATACCTGGTATAACATTTGGTAGCAGCGAACAGATTTTATCCGTATATGAAGAAGGCAGCACTGTATGGTTATCTGGTGCACAAGACACTGCAGGTTCTACAGTTTGGAAAACGAATCTTTCCGGAACACGAGACGCTACATTTGCTTACAATGTACCAAGTGCTTACACCCCTGCTGCAATACCAAGTGCATCCTACCTATACATAAACACGTCTCAGTTAACTGGGACAACAGGAGGAGTATACCAATTGAACAAAACAACCGGTGCACGAACTTGGTCTGAACTACAACTATATTCAGGAACGCAAAGTGATATGATACTTTTAACCGGTGCATAGAAAAATAACAAGTAATAATACTTAAGAGTATGGCAGACGCTAATATTAGGATTAACATAGACGATGCATCGTTAGGTCAGTTAAACTCCGAACTGGAAAGACTGAATCAGGAGATTCAGGATGTACCCAGAAATTCGAAAGAGTTTGAAAAACTTTCTGCATCTATTCGCAAATTAAAAGGCGAAGTCGAAAAGACTGAAGTTGCATTTAATGCCATTGACCCAGCAGGACTTGCAGGGGAACTAGGAGCATTGGGTGCTGCAGTTGGTGCAGTTGGCGTTGCATTCTCGTCTTTTGGTGGAGACAACGAAGAACTGCAAGCAGCACTTGAAAAGACAAACGCCATTATAGGACTTGCAGCAGTCGCAGAACAAGTCGCCAATGTAACCCGTAAGGAATCACAAGTTCGTTTAGCAGCGACCACCGTAGCAACCAATTTGGCATCTGCAGCACAGGCAGCATACACAGCAGTTATTGGTACTTCAACCGGAGCACTTAAACTTTTCAGATTAGCACTGGTTTCTACCGGTATTGGTGCCATTGTAGTAGCAGTTGGCTTACTTATCGCCAACTGGGATAAACTAACTTCTGCGGTTACCAACTTTGTAGATAAGTCAGAGGGTCTAACAAAACTCTTCGACTTTATACGCAATATTATTCCAGCGGTTACCGGTGCCATTAAAGCATTCTTTACACAATTTACGGAGATCGCTGGTTCTATAGGTAAGATCTTAAAAGGCATTTTCACACTTGATCTAGATGCTATAAAAGAAGGTGTTAACCAAGCAACTACAATTCTTAAAGAAGGTGCGGTTAACGGTATTAAAGAGGCAGAGGCAGAAAGACGTAAGCAAGCAGAAATTGAAAGACGTGAAAATCTGCAGGGTGAACTTGATTACCAAGCAAAAGTACTGGCAGCACAGGGTGCTGGTTATAAAGAACAGTATGACGCTAAAAGAAAAGCGTTGGAGAACCAACTGGAACTTACTCGCCTTGCCAATGGAGAAGAATCCCAAGAGTACAAAGATCTATACGTAGAACTTCTAAAACTTAATACTGATTACAACAACAAGGTAGAGCAGGAGGAAAATAAGGCAACACAGGATCGAATTAAGCGTGCCCAAGAACGTAGGAAAGCATTGCTTGCAGCAGAACTTGGATTGGTTAACACAAGAAACGAAGTGCTTAACCTTGATTATGAAGAAAGACTAAAGGTTATAGATGCCAACGAAACTGCAGAACGTAGAACCATTCAAGAAACTGCAAAAAGCAGACAGGAAATTCAAGAAAGGTCAGCAACAGCAGATTTGAAGTTTGGTGCTGAAAGAGTACGTCTTGTACAAGAAATCGAGCAAAAACAACTTGAAGAACTGCAAAAAGGTACTGAAGAACAACTTGCAGAACTACAACGAAGAGCAGAACTTGTAGGAGATGATGCTGCAGCAGCACGTATTCAACAGCAAATCCAAGATATCCAAACAGCGGCAGCAGCGGATAATGCCAGAATTACCAACGAGGCAAAAGCAAGACTGAAAGCACTGTTGGAAGAAGGCAAAGTTAGTCAAGAAATTTATGCCCAGGCACTTGCCGAAATTGAGGCGTTGGGTACACAAGCAGCAACTGAATTAACTAAAGCAACCGGTGAAGCAGCAACAGGAGCAGCACAAACAACTTCAGATACTTTAACAGGAATTCTTGAGGATGAACTGGCAGGTAAAATTGCTGCTATCAAAACCCTAATAGCACAAGAAAATTTAAAAATACTACAATCAGAAGAGGGTGCTGCAGAATCGTCTTTAGCAAATATTGCTAAATTCGAGCAGGATATACTTGAGTTAAAAAAACAGAATGCACAGGCAAGAGCAGATGCTGCTAAAGAAGGTAGTAGGGAAGAAGCAGAGGCATTACAAGAAGTTGCAGAACTTACTGTAGAAATTGAAAAGAAAAAACAAGAAGAGATAG